TTGTAAATAAGTTTATTCATTTGAATTGAAAAGATTATTTTTGATTCCTTGTCTTCTACTTTGCCTTTTTTCCTGCCTGCGTTACTTTTTATCATTGTTGAATTCCTCCCTCATTTTTTTATAATCATCAATCCATTCTTTGGGATAACGGCAAGGTTTTGTTTCTTTTGTTTTTTTATATCCATATTGCTTTATAGCTGCCGTTTCCCCTTCCCGCCATGCTTGTGCCAATAAATGTAACAATCCTAAAGTTAAATTGTTTGATTTAGTTAGTTTTTATAAAACCATACATCCCCGCCGAATTTTGCTTTTTCCAATATAGCGATAATTTCTTTTAATATTGCAAGTGCTTTAATCCCTTCTTCGTCAAGATTATTTTCGACAATTGTTTGATCGTCAAATTCTGCAATCTGTTCTCTTAGATAGTCGGCGGAAAGTATTAAGTGATGATCGCCGTCTGCACAACCATCCAATAAACTGTTGATCGTGTTGTATTTGCACGGGTCTTGAATATACACATAATAAACCGAATATTTGTTGATTTCATAGTCTGGCCTTGCTATTGGTTCGCCTTTTTTAATTTTACTCATGGTATTACTCCTTTTAAAGTTTAGTTTATAAATTAAATTACTGAATTATACCCTCTTACAGCCATAGCCAGGTTCCCACAATCAATCCGGCAGCTACAACTATCAAAAATGTGCCGAATAACCAGCCCAACAAGTTGCCAAGATTCTCGCCTTCTATATCCAGGCTCGTACGTTCATCGTAATCCACCTTCATGATATTTACCTCCGTTTTCCGTTGTTTCGCCCCACCGGAAAGGCGACAAGCACGCCCTGAAAATTACGCTTAAGGTATTGTATTGTGTTTCTCTTATTGCCTCGATATTGTGTTTGTATTTTACCGTCAGACATAACACAATTAGCGTCTACTGTGTACATTGCAGCTCCGGTATCATAATCAGTATAATGTCCAATCTCAACCATGTCCATGACCATTATTTTTGTGCCACCAATATTGACTTCTTTCATTTTCTTATCCTCCTCCTTCTTATTTATTTTGTTATTGCTAATATATACCTTAATACTTAATTGTCAAGCATTATTATTAAAATAAATGATATAATCTTAAACTATTTTAACAAGTGGTGACATTTCAGTAACTTACAGGTTAAAATAAATAATATTAATTGATAAAATAAGCTGAAATATACCCATTAAATACATAATAAATCATACATCAGCAAACCCTTATCAATCCTACATCACAGCCTTATGCAATTATACAATCCTGCCGGAGTCCTTACTATCATTGAGTTAGCGGAGTTTGTAATTTACCCTTATAATCATACCGGCTACAATATAATAATTGATTGTGGGTGATCCTCGTCATTTTTCAACCCGACAAAACCGTCGAATTATTAATTAATATAGCTACATATAGCACTACATCATTTAATATTAATAAAAATAGCTTGACATAGTGATATATTGAGTTCATATGTGAGCCGAAATCAACACAGTGAGGTGTAAATGCAACAAGGTCTAGCTGTTGATGAATCTAATAATATATCTAATTTGTCTAATTCGCGAAATAAGATAAATATCGTTGAGGCTTTTAAACTAAAGTTTCAACATCATTTAACTTATGCTGAAATTGGCGAAAGGTTCGGCGCTAAAGCTCCAAGTGTGCATGCTGCGCTCAAACGTTTTCTTCATATCTTGCATAATCCCGAAGAATCAAAGGCTTATGAGCTAAACAGAACGGAAATATTAACCGCTGTTGAGTTCAGATTAGTAAACCAACTCGTTAATAAGAGGAAAATAAAAGCCGCAAGCCTGAATAATATTGCTTATGCTGTGAGTCAAGTTAATAATATGATTAGACTTGAGAAAGGCCAGGCTACAAGCATCACTGAACATATTGACACTGATTTATCCGGCATGATCGATCAGCTTTGCGGGATCAAGTCAGCCGGTTCCGGCTCCACTGTGGCAAATAGTACACATTCCGCGCCGGTGGATATACTGGATTCACTCTCCACTGTGTCAATTGTGCCACAGTCAGAGCCAGCTGACGTTGATAATGTCATTAACCAGGCCATAGGATTACCCGCGCCACCTGCTGACTGTGTCAATTGTGCCACAGATCGTGCAGCCACGGGCCAGCCAGAGCCTACAGCTCAGCCAGTTGCACCTGCTAAGCGTGCAAAGCGTGCGATTAAAGCCCGGCCAGTGGGTAGACCACGTAAACCAGTTAAAGCAAAGTCAATCAAATCAACTGTTAAACCTAGATTTCAGACTCGTCGCAACTTCACACCAAGCCTAGATTCTAAGGATACCGCAACTAAACAGGGTACGAGTGCGCCTGCCGCTACCGATACCCAAGCTACCGCAACCAAGGAGTGGTATGATTAATTTATCTATGAAGGGCGGGGGGTCATACAGACCCCTTTTGGGTAAACGACCGCACCCGTTTTTGCTGAAGAACTCCCTCTCCCATTCCCTCATATCTAAAAGGGGTGATACCTTAGGCGCTACCCTAGGCGCCGCAGGCAGTGTTTTTGATGGTGGGGGTGGCAATTCCGGTTCCGGTGAAGGCAGGGTTGGCAAAATCAGTAGGGGGGGTATTTGTGGTGGCGGGAAAATGAGTGGGTTGGTTGGAAATGGCGGTTCGCAAAATTTTTCCATAAATTTTATAGGGAGTGGTTTTTGTGATGGATAATTTTTATTTAGATTTACTTTTTTTAATCGGAGTATTTGTTGGAATTGTAATTAGTTCTGTACTTTGGTATTGTTTATTAAGAATTTTAAAAGGGTAGGTAAGTAGGTAAGTAATGGTAGAAGGGCAAACAATAACCAGAGTCGAGGCGCATGAGCGATACGGCTTTTTGGTGTCTGAAGGGCGGAAGCGGAAGAACGAGGCCGATGTGCTTCGTGCGCTGTGTCGCCGTGATTTGTTCTTTTTGCTGGTTTATATGTGCGGAAGAAGGGATTTGGACACGGACTTTCATTTTGCCCGCACCCGTGACATCATGGCGGAGCCGGATGGGATGATGGATGTATGGTGTAGGGAACACGGTAAAAGTTCGTGTGTGACTTTCGGCCTAAGTCTGCAGGATATATTGAAGAATCCGGAAGAACGTATTTGTATATTCAGCCATACTTCTAAGATTGCCAAAGGGCATATGCTTCCAATTAAATATGAGCTGGAAGAAAATAATAAACTGAAAAAACTATTCCCTGATATACTTTTTGCTAATCCGGTCAAGCAGTCGCCCAAGTGGAATGAAGATGGAATTGTGATTAAGCGGCAAGGGAATTATGTTGAATGCACTGTTAATGCTTCCGGCCTTGATGCTCTCCACACAGGTGATCATAATACGATAATTGTGTGGGATGATGTTATTAACGAAGATGATGTTAGAAATCCTGAAATGATTAATAAGTCTATGGAATATATTAATTCATCCACAAACTTAACCTGCCGTGGATATCGCAAACGTGGCGTGGGAACCTACTACCATTTTAACGATCCGTATGTGCAGATGATCAGTCGTGGAATATTGAAGGAAAGATTATTCCCCGGCACGACCGATGGAACTGTTACAGGTTCTCCTGTCTGGTGGACACCTGAACAGTTAGCTGACCGGCGCAAAACTCTTACACCTTATCAGTTCGCCTGCCAGGTGCTTTGCAATCCGAAGATGGAGAGCAAGTACGGGTTTGATATGGAGTGGTGGAAGTTCTGGAGTACAGTTAAGCAAGGTTGCTGGCGCGGGATGAACATCCTGATATTTGTTGATCCGGCCAATGAGAAGAAGAAATCAAATGATTACACTGTTTTTACAGTAGTTGGTTTAGGCGCTGATCAGAATATTTATGTGATTGAGTGGGTTCGAGACCGACTAAGTCTGGAAGAACGCACTGATGTGATGTTTGCACTTCATCGTAAATATAACAAGTCAATCAAGGGTATCTACTACGAAAAGTACGGGATGCAGGCCGACATAGCTCATATTGAATATGTAATGAAATTAGAGAATTATAGGTTCAGTATCAAACCAGTTGGTGGTAATATTGAAAAGAACGACCGGATAAGCTGCATCGTTCCTATGGTTAAGGAAGGGGAAATTTACATACCTGAAGAATGTTATTACAGGACAGTTGAAGGTAAGCAAGTTGACCTTACTCAAATATTTCTTAACGAGGAAGCCCGCCCGTGGCCATTTGGATCACATGATGATATGTTGGACGATCTGGCGCGCATTAAATCGCCTGAAGTCCACTTACCCTTTCCTGATATGAACCAGGCAAACGTAAATTATCAACCTGCTGGTGTTCAGCGTGAGGATAGTTCCGGTAGTTACAATCCCATGAGGCAACACAGGGAAGGAAGTTCAATAAGAACATAGGAGGTAATTATGAGTTTTGGTGGAGGATCAAGTGCGCCGCCTGTAGTAACACCGCCAGCGGCACCACAGAAAACAGATGCAGAAATTCAAGCAGCGGCAGAAGCTCAACGGGAACGAATCCGTAAAATGTTGGGACGCAGCAAAACAATACTTACCGGCGGAGAGGGTGTGCTTGGCGGGACCAGTTCTGTTACCAACCAAAAGACATTGCTGGGATAAAGGAATAAATTATGGCTGAAGAAGTTAAATTAATAAAGTCCGCAGAAATTCAGAAGGTTCAAAACTTATTGGATTGGTTCGGCGAATTAAGTCGTGAACGTTCCTTATACAATGAAATGTGGCAGGATATTACCGATTACGTTGTCCCGCGCCGGTACAATTTCAAAGGTGATAAACAGGTCGGTCTCAAAGTCGGCGATAATGTATTTGACGGTACAGCTCAGTCGGCGCATGACATATTGGTTAGCGGATTCTACGGCAACATACTTTCATCGCAGTTCCCCTGGGTGCGCCTGCAAATTCCTACCTTCGGCCAGCCTACATTCAGCCGTACCAGTTTATCGCGCCATTATAATAACAGAGTAGATAAGATTCCTGAAATCCGCACGTTCATAGAGGATTATGAATATGCACTTTACAATGAATACCAGCGGTCGAACTTCTATGATGTGATGCCGGAGTTTATAAGTGACGCCAGTTCGATCGGTACCTCAACTATTTACATGGAAGAAGATAGTGTGAGTGCCAAAACAATATATACAGTCTGCAATCCGGGCGAAGTATTCATAAGTACCAATAAATACGGGAAAGTTGATGCTTTATTCCGCAAATTCAAAATGACTGTGCGGCAGTTGAAGCAGAAATTCCCTGGGAAACTACCTGCTGAAATAGAAATAATTACGAAATCGGAAACGCAATTCAGCGTTATTCATGCAGTTTATCCGAGATCAGAACGTGAAATGTATCAGGTCGGTGCACAGTTTGTTCCTAAAATAGACAATAAGAACATGCCGTGGGGATCCGTTTACATTCTGGAAGAGAAAAAGGTAATACTGGCTGAGCAGGGATATCGGCAGTTTCCGTATGCCTGTTGGCGCTGGAGAGTAAATAGTGAAGAATCTTACGGACGTTCTCCTTCATCTGATGCTTTAATTACAATCCTTGGCGGCAATATACTTGCAAAATCAATGTATAAGGTAGCGCAGTTAGCTTCCGAACCACCGTGGAATATTCCTACGGAGCTTAGAGGGCAGGAAAGGATTGTTCCTAACGGTCGCAATTACTATGAAGATAAGTCCCGCCTTGTCCAACCGGTTTCAGTTGGTTCCAACTATGCAATTGGCACAGATAGGGAAGAACGAGTTATTAAGATCATCAAAGATTTCTATCACGTTGATTTCTTTATGATGCTAAGTCGGGCAGCCATGGAGGGTGCTCAGTTATCCGTTCCTCAAGTTATGGAAATGCAGAGTGAAAAAGCTAGTGTTCTCGGTACAATTATTGGTCGGTTTGCCTCGGATGGTCTGGATGTGATCAATGATAGAACCGGAGAATTGGCTACCATGGGTGGTCGGATGCCGGAAATGCCGCAGATAATGAAAGAGTTATTTGGCGGCCAGACAATCAAATACGAATACATTGGCCCGTTGGCGCAGATGCAGAAGCGCCTGTTCAGAACTTCAGGCATAATGGCCGGCCTTAAAGTTATGGGCGAATTGGAAACAATTAAACCCGGCACCATGGATATTATAAACGTGGATTATGTTGCGACCGAACTTCTGGAATCCTTCGGTTGGCCGGCTCGCGCATACAACGATGATGATGTTGTTCAGGCTACCAGGGATGCACGGCAGAAGCAGATTGCACAGGAACAGTCAGTCAAACAGGCGGCGCTCATGTCGCAGGCAGTTCCGAACCTTAGTCAAGCTGCCGAACCTGACAGTCCAATGGATCAGATGTTGCAGGGAAAAATTCAGGAAGGATTGATGTAAGATGGAATTAAAAGACTTACTGAAAAACAAGAAAGTTACTCCCGATGATGAAGTTAAACGCATGTATCGGGAGGTTTTCGGTACCAGAATCGGCAAAGAAGTTCTGGCGCACATGATGGTCGAGTTGGGATTTTTCAATGAAATAGTTACAGATGAACAGAAAGTCTTGGCTAATTACGCACGGAGAATACTTAAAATTATGAAAGTTATACAACCGAAAAACATCAATGATATTATTGAATCGCTGATGAATGTAAGTTTTGGCGATGATGAAAAAACAAACTGATTGGAGGTCAATATGGGAAGATTAATTTTACCGGAAGAAATTGGGAAGGAAATGATTAAAAAGCAGGTAAGTAATATACCTTTAACTTGCCCGGGAACACCAGCTTCAGTTACAGAAATCAAGGGGTGTAAATTTACCCCAGCTGTTTATCTGAATCGTGGGAAATTATACTTGGTAGTTGTTTCTCCGCAACTTCCTGGAAGATTAATTCCAAAAGCAGGTTTTTACGATGTGCCGGAAAAGGGTTATTTGAGTTGGATTGGAAGTTTTAAAATTATAGCAGTTTCAGCAATGAGTATGGCTGGTTATTTTTGCCATATATTAGAAGCGTTTGAAAGTGATGTTCCTAAAAACTGTATACCAGTTGCCGGTTTTATTGAAGGTGAAAGAAGTATACGTGCAGATATGATTGAGGTTAAGAGGGAAGATCGCCTTTTGATTTAATAGAATACATAAAGATTTACCCATAAAGGAGGGAAGATATGAAAAAGATTACAAGATTTTTAGTTTTAATGTTTTTAGTTATGCTGATTGCGTTTCCTGTGTTTTCTGCAACTAGCAATTCTCCTAATAAAAACCATAGTGGTTATTTAGGGGAAAGCGGAAAAGCGTGGTATAAAGCCTATGTTGATTATTTATATCTTACTGGCGGAACTGCCTATAAGTTCTTATTTACTGGAACTCCTTCGGCAGATCGTACTTACACCTTGCCGGATAAATCTGGTACAATAGCCATGACTTCCGATGTGTCCACAGCGGCTCCGGCGATTAATGCGGTTACGGGCGCGGCTGCTGATACAACCATTGCGTTTACAGCTTATCAGGGTACTTTTACATCAACCTTAACCAACAAGGACATGTTTACTTTCCAAGGTCTCGGTAATTTTGGTGATGTGAGTGTCATGCGGATTGAACAGAAAACCGGTAATGCGACCGATGGAACAGTTTTAGAAGTGGTTGCGGCTGACGCTGATGTTGATCCGTTGGTTGTAAGCACTTCAGGTCAAGCCGGTGTTCTTAAAGTCAACGGTGCCGGCACAGTGTCAATTATCGGCAATACTGATATTACTGGTACTTTGAGTGCGACAACCATGTATAATCCGGCGTTGGCGGCAGCGGCTTCAGGTAATACCAATCTGACCGTTGATGCTTCTGGCAATGGTACAATTACCATAGGTGGAGTTTCAACTGGTAATACAATTTTGCCGGGCGCTGTTGTAGCGAATGGCAACGTGGATATTGGCAATGCGGCAACTGATACGCTGACGATTACTTCAATAATTGATTCCAATGTAACCTTAGATGATGGTTCAACCGATTCTCCCAGCCTGATTTTAAAAGACGCAACCGATGAAACGGCAACCTTAACCAAAACCGATGGTTCAGTAACTACCTTTACCACGGCAGCGGCAGGTGGTCTTTCAATCCGCACGGGGAATTTATGGGTTGGTAATGGTTCTCCAGGAACTGCCGCAATGGACGGTGAGGATTTATATGTCGAAGGTGCAGCAGAGTTTGATGCGGCCGTAACTTTAGATGGAGCCGTAACTGCCAATAGTACCTTTGCAACAATCGGTGCTACAACTCTAGGCAATAACTCAACTACGGTAGCTGTTGATTCAAATACATGGGACGTTTCTACGGCGGGTGCATTTACCGGAGTTGCCGACATTACCGGAACTGCTGGCGAAGCCATGACAGTTACGATAGCTTCTGATGGTGCGGCGGATGATCTTACCTTGTCTGTTACCGGTGCAAATGATTCTTCGGTTATCTTGAGTTCTGCAGGTACGGGCGCTGATGCAATCGGTGTTCATGCGACCGCGGGTGGAATTGATCTTGATTCAGCTTCTACTTCCGCTTCAGCCATTGACATTGATGCGACCGGTACCGTGGCTGGAAATGCCATTACTGTAAACACAACCAATGGTGGTATTGCGATTGTTGCCGCTGGTGCTGACAATGGCGATTTAACCCTTACCGCTGGCGATGATATGACTGTTGGTGCAACCGGAACGGTAGCTATTACATCTGCAGATTGGGGAATTTCCGCTACCGGCGCAGTTACCGGAGTTGCTTCAGTTGCTTATGATAATTCAGTGGTTGTTTATAATACCACGGTTTCCTGTAGCAATGCGTGTATAAAGGCTCTTCGTGCTTCTCCTTTGGAATTGGTGGCTACTCCCGGCGCGGGAAAATATATTGAACTTATCAGTGCTCAGTTGATCCTTAATTACGGCACTAATGTACTTACTGAATCCACTGACAATCTGGTTATTGAATATGGAACCAGCGGCCAGGATGCAACCGCGGCAATCGAAACAACCGGGTTTATTGATCAAGCGGCTGACCAGATGGCATTTATTCTTCCGCAGACAATCGCTACAGTTGCGGCAGCCAATGTTGTCAACAACAATATCCGTCTGTTCAATACCGGTGATGGTAAATTTGCTGGAAATGCAGGAAATGATACGGTTATGACAATTCAGGTTTCATACAGAGTTCATACGACAGGATTATAAGATAGGATTCATTTAACAATTTAACTGAAAGGAAAGAGGTAAAAGTTATGCCAGAAAATGACGAAGGTAATTTGGGATGGAAAGCTGCATTGGAACCTGACCTTCAGAAACATGAAGATCTAACCGATATCAAAGAAGTAAAGGATCTCGGGCGGGCTTATGTTGAACTGAAAGGGAAGGCTAAGAATGCTTTATTTATTCCCGGCGCTGACGCCAAAGATGAAGATAAGGCGGCATTCAACCAGAAAATAAATGAAGTTCGAGGGGTTCCTGCTAAACCTGAAGAGTATGAACTCCCCTTCGACAAGAAGGATGCAAACTACAATGCGGAAATGGATAGCGCGGTTCGTAATATGTTCCATAAAGTCGGCGTGGATAAGAATCAAGCTCAGGAATTATTGAAACAATTCGGTGAACTTGATGCAAAATTCGGCGCCGGTAATCTGGATAAAATACGCCAGACCGTTGCACAGGAAGTTGCTGATTTAATCAAAGCTGATCAGGACAAAGCAATGGCTACCGCAGCAACCGCATTGAAAGCTGAGTGGGCGGATAAATATGATTTTAATGTTACCGGCGCTCAGAAGTTTGCGGACAACATGGAAAAGGTTGTGCCTGGATTTAAACAATTTGCCATAGATTCGGGTATTGGCAATAATCCCTTTTTACTTAAAGCTTTTGCATATCTCAATTCGGCTGTTTCAGAGGCTTCGTTTGTAGGAGGTACGCGCGAGGGTGGAGAGAACAAAGAAGGGTTTTTCAATTATCCTTCAATGGATAAGAAATAAAAAAGGTCAAAAGTTATAGCTTAAGAAAGGAGCTAACTTTTTATGGCAACAGTAGTGGTAGGAGCTCAATTTACAATGGTCGAGTTGGCCAAAAGGACGAATAATAAAGATGTGTTGGATATTGTAAACGTCCTTGCGGAAAAGAATGAGGTGCTTCAGGACGCGGCATGGGTCGAAGCAAATCAGAAAACAACGCATGTAGGAACCAAGGTTGTATCGCTTCCTTCCGGAACATGGAGGAGTGCAAATCAGGGTGTAGGTTCTTCGACTGCGACAACCAGACAGCATTCAGAACCGATTGGTCGGTTGGAAGATTTTAGTGATATTGACGAAATGATTCTGGATCTGGAAGGTGCAAATTCCAAAGCCGTTCGTGGGAAGGAAGATGAACTGCATCTTGAAGGTTTAGGTCAGACGTTATCCGAAACCATCAATCGCGGCAGTAAGTCCGATGATCCGAATAGTTTTAACGGTCTATCCCAGCGGTATGATTCATTGTCTGATGCCAATGTTCTTGGCGCCGGTGGCACCGGTTCAGATTTAACCTCCCTGTGGATTATCGAATGGAGTCCTAAAGCCTGTCATTTGATTTATCCGCGCGGTTCCACTGTCGGAGTATCAGCGGAAGATAAAGGCAAGGTCAAAATTTCGCCTACATCTTCCACTTCATACTATGCTTACGAATCGCAGTTTGTGGTTCAGGCTGGTATGTTTGTGACCGATGATCGCTGTGTTCAGCGGATTGCCAATATTGAAACCAGCGGATCTACAAACATCCTGGACGATGACCAGATCATCGAAGCATTGAATTATATGCCTACGGCTGGTGGAAGTGGCAATACGGTTATTTACATCAACCGTGTGCTGAAAACACAGTTCGACATTCTGGCTAAAGACAAGGCCAATGTCAATTATACCAGCGACAACGCCTTTGGTATGCCCGTAACCCGTTTCCGCGGTATTCCGGTGCGTATGTGGGAATCAATTCTTAACACGGAGGATGCACTTACCTAAGGTCAATAGGTAAAAAATAGTTACAAATTAAGAAAGGAAATAGATTACAATGATGGATGCAAAAAATATGTTCAGTGATGCTCAGGCAATCACAGCTTCAGCGGCTTCGGAAACCGTATTGGATTTTGGAGTTGCGAATGCCAACTTAGGGCAGGGTTCTCCGTTGATTATCCGGTTTATAATCGAAGCGAATTTTACTTCTGCCGCCAGCACAGGAACCTTAACGATTGCTCTTCAGCATTCGGCAACGGATTTTGGCGGAACTGATGTTCTGCTTCAGACTAAGGCATGGGCAATTGCAGCGACAACTTTGGTTAAAGGAAGTTATCTTCCTGAAATCAAGATTCCGGATCGCCACATGCGTTATCTGCGCCTGTATTACACGGTCGGCACGGAGAATTTCACTGCCGGTAAGTTGACCGCGTGGATCGACATTGGTTCCGGTGAAGGTGACAGCTAGGATTTATCCGATCAGGCAGGGTGAAATTCCCTGCCATAAATAAATTATTGGAGGTCAAGTTTAATGGCAAGATATCAGTGTATCAGGGAATGCCGGTTTAAACATCGGAATTACAAAGTTGGTCAAATTGTGAATGTTGGTAAACCGGAAGAGGAATTGCCAAGGGATAAAGAAGGAAAGATCCGGCATTTTGTGCAGGCGGGTGCTTTTTCCGATGAGCTAGTCGAGAAAACACAGATTGATGATCGCAAGGAATTGGCGGCAAATCGTGCGAATATAAGGGCGGAGAAAAGAGACGCGGCAAAGTAAAAAGGTAAATGCAAGTATAACCAAAGAGGGTGGGCATACCACCTGCCCTCTTTTTTTAAAGGAGTTTAGATGGCTTATACATGGGTAGACGTATGTAATGATGCTTTAGTTCGATGCGGCGCGGCACTGATTACTTCCCTTACCGACAAACCAAATGGAATATTATGCGCCGCCGTATACGAAAAAGCTATTGATGAAATTATCCAGGAAAATGAAAAGGGGTGGAGCGATACGATTGAAAGAGTTACTGTCAATGTTGATGCGACTGCTCCTGAAGGTACAGATTGGGCTTACCGTTACCTTTTACCAGCTTCACCATTTTGTTTAAAAGTTCTGGCAATAGAAGGTTCACCTGCTTATGCTATTGAAGGTCGTTACCTGCTTACCAATCAGGAAACTTCCATTGCCTTGAAATATGCAAAGAGAATTACAGACCCTACCAACATAAACAGCCATCTTGCTTCAGCCGTATCGGCGCGGATTGCGGAGAAGATAGTTTACCGGATTGTTCAGGACAGACTATTCATGCAAGCCATAAAACTGTTATGCCATGATGATATTGTGAAGTACAAAGGTGACGATGCCATGCAGAGCGCTTCGGCTTCTGCTGATGAAACAGGTGGATATAGTTGGGTTGAGCGTTAATTTATGGGGAAGCAAAACCAGATAATAAATTCTTTCAATGCCGGTGAGCTCTCCCGTCGTATGGATTCCCGTACCGACGTTGCAAAATATTCTACCGGCTGCCGGATATTGGAAAACTTTCTTATTCGAGTTGAAGGTGGAGTTACCAAAGCTCCCGGGACATACTATGGGAATGCGGCGAAGTACAATGATAAAACTACCATCTTGCGCTCATTTGTTTTTTCCGCTGATCAGGCTTACATGTTGGAATTTGGGGATTGTTACATACGATTTTATATTGATGGTGCGCGAATTGAAGTTACTGGTGTTCCGGTTGAATTGGTTACTCCATACAAATATACTGAATTGCGGGATTTACGATTTCAACAATCTGCTGATGTTCTTTGTATTACCTGTAAAAATCATGCGCCACGTAAACTTGAACGTACATCCCACATTGACTGGACGCTTACTGCCATAACATTTACATCAAGTGAAGAAGAAACAACGCAGAACTATATTGCTGTTTCCGGTACTGCCAATTCAGGTGGATTAATTAAGATTACAACCGCTACAGCGCATGGATTTTTGCCTAATAATATTGTAACTATTGCCGGTGTTGGCGGCACAGTTGAGGCAAATGGCCAATGGAGAATTTCTATTATTAGTTCAACCAGTTTTGTTTTATTAGGTTCAGTTTTTACAAATACATGGGTGGCTGGTGGTACTGCCATACAGGAAATCGGATATTGGATTTCAAATACAAGTAATGTTGGCGGAAAAGTAAATATTAATGTTGTGTCCCATAATTTTGAAACTGGCGACATGGTTACGGTTGCTGATATTGTAGGTACTGAAGAAGCATTAGGCACGTGGATTGTTACTAAGGTAGACGATGATAATGTAATTTTACAGGGATCGGTTTATGCAACTAGATATACTTCAGGCGGATATATTGTTGGCGCCGGGCCTTTTACTACACATGATATTACGGCTTGTGCTGATAATGGCGCCGGATTAATCAGAGTTACCACAGAATCAGATCATAATTTTACAACTGGAAATCATGTTGCCATTGAAGGTATTGTCGGCACGATAGAGGCGAACGATGTTTGGATTATTACAAAAATTGATGCAAACAATTTTGATCTTCAGGAATCAACTTTTACCAATGCCTGGGTTTCCGGTGGTCAGGCGTCAAACCGTTGGCCTGCTACGATATCATTTTTTGAAGAACGGCTTGGCTTTGCCGGAACATACGAAAAACCATTGACAGTCTGGTTATCTAAATCAGGCGACTATTATAATATTACAACTGGTGATAGTGCAGATAGTGCGTTGATTTTCACATTACTTTCCAGACTTATCGGTAAGTCCATGTGGCTTGTTTCGCAAGAATATTTAATGATCGGGAATACTGATTCTGAATGGCGCATGGGCGGCAAGTCTACTACCGAGCCGATTACTTTTGACAGTATCAATGCAAAATACCAGGAGTCCAATGGTTCAGCAAATATTCAGGCAGTTCTCGCCTGCGGCGCTGTTTTATTTGTTCAGCGTGGCGGCCGCAGAGTCCGAGAGTTAGCTTATTCCTATGCCAATGATAAATACCAGACTCCCGATATGACCAGACTGGCCTACCATATTACCGAATCAGGGATTATCGATATATCAGTACAGGTTATTCCTGAACCTTTAATCTGGTGTGTTAAAGAGAATGGAAGTATTTGTGTGATGATTTATAACAGATTGGAAGAAGTTATCGGCTGGATGAATCGAACCACGGGAAAGAATTCTTCCGGTCGGTTTGAAAGTGTATGTGTAATACCCTCCGCAACCGGAGAAGATGTTGTCTGGTTTTCTACAATTCGCCTTATAGATGGTCAGGAAAAAAGATATATTGAATACATGAAGCCGATTGATTTCGGTACCGATCCTGCCGATGGATTTTTTGTTGATTGCGGATTGACTTTCGATGGCGGAGTAAAACTTAATCTTACTGCAATTACCGTGGCGAATCCTCCTGTTGTAACCTGTTCCGATGGTTCAATACTTACAGATGGTAACCATGTAAGATTTGTTGGTGTGCGCGGCATGGTTGAATTAAATGACAATGTGTATAAAGTAGCTGGATTAGCCGCAAATAGTTTCCATTTACATAATGAAGCTGGAGTAAATATTGATGGTTCGGCATTTACCGCATTTGCAACTAATCTTACAATTATTAAATGCTATGAATCTGATAATGTAAACAGACGAATCAGGGTGAAGGTAACAACTCATGGCCTAACCACCGGCGATGAAATTAATATATTCGGAGTTTTAGGTTGTACGGAAGCCAATGGGATATGGGACGTAACAGTCATTGATGCAAATAATATTGAATTGGATGAATCGAACTATGTTCATTCTTACCTTTCCGGCGGCTATATTGGCGGGTATGTGGAGAAAGTTGCCAAGTATGTAACCGGGATTGATCATTTAGAAGGATGTGAAGTGGCAATTTGCGGTGATGGCGGCGCTGAACCAAATGATACAGTGGTTGGCGGAGCTCTTACTCTTGACGCATATTTTAATAAAATTCATGTTGGGTTGCCTATCCGTGCAAGACTTCAACCAATGAAACCGGATATTGGCGGAAGTTATGGAACTTCTCAGGGAATTAATAAGCGCATAGACAACATTGTGGCACGTTTTGAGAATACCTTGGATTGTAAATATGGTTCAGATGAAAACAATCTGATTGATATAGTGTTCGATGAAGATGGAACCGGTAGAATGTTTACCGGCGATAAAGATGTAAGTTTTGAAGGCGATTACGATGGTGATGGATTGACTTTATTTGAATCGGAAAAGCCAGTTCCATGTTCGATAAATGGAGTTATTATAAAACTAAAAGGATATGACAGTTAATGTTTGAAGGAATGCGAATAGTATCAATGAAACTTGATCATGTTCCGGAAAAGTTTTTAAAACAGGCTGAAATAAATATTAGTAGAGGCCCTGCATTCACTTTATTTTACAATGATGAAGTAATTGGCATCGGCGGAATATGTGATTTCTGGTCGGGTGTTGGCGAGGGGTGGATATGTCCGATTGCTCCATTTGATCGGCTTAAAGAATTAGCCGGAAAAATATATACTGAAGTTGACAATATGAAAAAGTTTCTTGTTGACCATGATGGTTATTGGAGAATTCAGGGAACTATACGGACTGATTTTTCGATAGGCAGGAAGTTTGCGGAAAACCTTGGATTTGTTTGCGAGGGTGTGTTGAGTAAGTATTTTGAAGATGGTCAAGACGCTTATATGATGGCATTGGTGAAATAATTATGTGGATGGTGATTGGAGTAATTTTTTCTGTAATAAGTTCGATTGTGGGCGCCATATCTGCCGTATCTGCCGGAGAATCTCAAAAACAGGCTGCTGATTATAATGCTAAAGTTATGGAGGCTCAGGCTCAATCAGAACGGGATGCGGCTAAGTTTGAAGAAAACAGACAACGTGAACAGGCTGCAAAGATGCGTGCGCGTCAGAGAGTTGCTTATCTTGCTTCAGGGGTGGATTTAAGTGAAGGAACTCCATTGGAAGTTTTAGGTGCTCAGGCCGGTGAAATGGAAATGGATGCTCTGGCGATTAGATATAGTGGTGAAGTCAAGGCAAAACAATCAGAATCGCAGGCGGCAATTTACCGTATGCAGGGGCGGCAAGCACAGAAAGCCGGAGTTATTAATGCCGGTTCATCATTGCTTACAGGAGTCGGAAGTGTGGCGACTACATTGATGAATAAATATACGCCAAGTGCTCCGGCTAAAAGTATAAAGGATTAAATAATGCCTATACCTATTCCGATATATGAACGTAAAGAAAACATAAGTCCCGGCGCGTCCAATGTTCTTATGCCGATAGAGACTCCGGCGGATATCAGGGCAACACAGAATTTAGCGGCTACCGGCATGAATGTGGGGAATCAGATTACACAAGCCGCACAAAGCATGCAAGAGCGTAAAAATAACGATGCTTTAATACGATTAAAATTGCAGCATTTGTCTCAGATCAGAGACATGAATATAAAGTTTACAAATACTCTTTCTAAAGGCGGAGATCCTTACGGCGCCGATCAGGAATGGGATTTTGCAGTAGGTAAACTTACTGAAGAAACCATGAAGAATATTGATCCGGCTATTTCGGCAAAGGCTGAACTGGAAATAGCTGAAATCAATTCACAGTATAAAAATCATGCCGCATTGGTTCAGTCCGAAGCACAGCAGAAATATGATCAGCAGTCCAAAGAACAGTTGGTAATGGAGTATGGCAAGGAAGCGGCAGTTTATGTTGACAGTCCGGCGTTGGTTGATGATGCAATTAATAAAGCTGTAATTGATTTGACAAAGTTTTATCCTAACAAACAACTTCCGGAAATAGTAAAAACAAAAGCAATCGCTCATATGGCTTCCACTGCTTTTCAGGCTGCCATTGCCACTGAAAATGTTGAATCGGCTAAATACATACTGGCAAAATATGGACCTGAATTTAAGGCAACCGGAATATTTGATGAATTGCATAGTAGATTAGAAGGCGCTGAAAAAGATGTAAATGAAAATTCTGCATACAATGAAGCACTTGCAATTGGTTCGGCAAAGGGTGGATATGTTGATTACAGCAAAGCTGGAGCTTGGTTGTTTAGTGCTGAAGCAAGAGAAAAATATAAACTTACTCCAACACAGGTATCTGCAATAAACAAGTCTTTAGGTGATGCACAGCAGGCAGAACAGGGAACCATAATGAATGGATTGTATGCCAAAGCCGCGGCAGGTCAGATTAATGCTACGATTCGTGATATTAGTTCATTGATGAAAAATCCACGTGGTATGGATGCGCAGCAGTTTTTATCGCTCAAAATGAGTTTGGAAGCAGGGGAGAGGGCAAAGATATCGGCAGCGCGGCAGGACAATTTAATGGATGAACAATACAAGGCAACCATTTCTACAAATATTGCATTGGGAATTTATAAAGATCAGAACGAAGTAAGGAATGCGGTATTGAGCGCCGGATTGCGTAAACCTGCCGGATATATGGAAACGGCTGTTAAGCAATTTGGGGAATATGAAAAGCAATATGGTTCTGTAAATAATTTCAAAGAGGGTGAAGAATATATTAATGCCAGAATTGCACAAGCTCCCAAGTCAATAAAATCTGAATATGCAGCAAAGAAAATTGAAATAATGAATGAAGTTAATGAAAGATTAAAAAGAGAAAAAATACCAATTACAGATCCACGCGCCGCTAAATACATGAAGGAAGCGTGGGATGAACATACAAAGACATGGTTCAATAAGGCCATTGGTGCAATTAATCCATGGAGCAAACCTTCAACTGCAAAAGAACCGGTGGTGGAATCTTCAACTGGAAAGCAGATAGTGAAAACCGGTACAAATTTAAATGGTGATATTGTAATTATGTATTCCGATGGTACAACTTCAATCAAACCGAATCCGCGGAGGAAACGATAGTTGCCTGAAAATATAGTTTGGGACAAAGAAATTAATCCGGATGCTTTAGATGCTGGCAATGTTCAGTGGGATAAAGAAGTAAAACCTGTGGTTAAAAAGGATATAATGAAATTAATTTATCCTACATTTTCACCTCCTATAATGACTCGAAGAGATATGAGTCAAGACAAAATCAGTGCTATGCCTAAGCCTGGCCGGTTCGGGCAATTTACGCAAGACATAGACGATTATCTGGAAAGCAATAAAGTAACTTCCGGTGTATATGGTGATATTAAGGATTTCTTTACCAAGTCCAAGGAAGAAGATGTTGCTGATGCGGGGATAAAACTTCAGATAGCGCAAGAAACTGGAATACCACTTCAACATATCGATGATGATGTAAAGCGCAACTATGCTGAAGCTCAGGGTGCATATACACAACCAACTAATAAACAGATTGCAGGTGGATTATTTACTGCTGGAATTGTAGCACCTTTTGTATTACCTCTTTTTCCAACATTAACTATTGGTGCTCTTGCTTTAAAAACAGTAGTTGGTATTGCTAAATTTGGTGTTATTATGGAAGGAATGAATTACCTTGCTTCAGTTCTTCATAACAAGGAATACCGGTTTGGCGCTGGTGAATCCTTTGCACCTGAAGAAAGTTCGCAGACAGTTAAGGATTTATTCTATGTAGGTGAATTGATTGCCGGTGGATATTTAACAGGAAAAGCTTCTGGTGGCATTAAGTGGGGTGCGGAGAAGATAAAGGAAAACTTCCTGCGGGAAACATTAGAAACCTACAACATGCCGCGAACAATATACATCAGTCCGGAGAAAATACGTGAATTTCATGGATTGGGTAGGGAAGATGTGATTTCGCCGGAAGAATCGGCAATACTTAAAGACATGGGTTTGACCAGAGAAGATTATGTGAATGGGTTGAAGAATGGAATTGATCTGGAATTGCCGGTGGAACGGATTGTAACCATTGCAGATAAACCGTGGGTAAAGAGTTTAAAAGATTACTTCCGGATGGCTCCTTATGAGAAAACAACTGCTGATTTTGCGGCTGAATCCAAGATAAAGCAGCCGGTGGCCGGTCTGTTGGATAATAATGGTGTTTCAGTTAGTGAGGTTAAGGCTAATTTAAGTGCTGAAGGTAAGGTGGTAGAAATACCAGCGGCAGGGGAGAAAGTTGAACCTGCGGCAATGTCGGGAGGCAAGCAGACATTAATGAACCCTCTTGATTATAAGACTGCGGAGGAGTTCGTAAAGGCGCAATTCTCCAAAAAACCTGAATACGGAATGAGTCATAGGCCAACATATGAAGATATGCCTTCCGCACATAATTTGCTTGAAGGTGACGCAATACCAAAAGACGTGTATGAGCATCCCGAATGGTCAGTGGCTAGTAGTGGACTGAAAGACCCTGCAACTAGAGAAAGTTGGAATGTGGTAAAAAATATCAGAAACCAACCAGAAAAAGAAGTTACTATTTATAGAGCCGGAAGGGAGAAAAAATTAAATAATGGTGATTGGGTCACATTTTCAAAAACTTATGCAAAAGACAGTGTTGAGGGGACAGAGAATGTTTACGCTTTTAAGGTCAAAGCTAAAGACATTGTTTTTGCTGGTGATGATATTAATGAGTTCGGTTATTACCCCAAAGAATCACTTACCGACATCTGGAACAAAGCACAGGAAGGGAAGATTATCGATGAATCCCTTCCCCAAGAATCCACAATTACTCGTGGCGGGGAAGATGATATAAACACTCTTCTTACTCTTGCCGCCAAACAGGATAAGTTCCAAGGTGGTACAATAGAAAGTCCACCGGAATACGATGCAATCCGGCAGGAAGCGTCCAGATTAGCCTTAGAGTCAGTTAACAAGCAAATGGCAATGGAAGCGCGTAAATACTCTTCTGACCTGAAAAAACAGGGATTGGAAATGGCAAAGACCGATCCGACTTTTATGGCCATTGAAGGAATAGTTAAATCCGGTGGAATAAAGTATTCTACCCTTACCAAACTTTACGATGCCTATACAATCAAGGAAATAGTCAGAAAGCGCCCAGGATTAGTTTCCAAATCCGGTACGATGGGTGCTGATGAATTCGCTCAGGAATATGGATTTGAAAGTGAAGATGCCATGATTCAGTCCATTTTAAAATGGGAAGGGGTGAAATCCTTTGGCGAAAAGATGGCTGGTGATTTTGAAAAAAACTACATGAATTTTTTATCTGAAAATGAAGAAATTGATTTTCACATCAGATTTTTAGAAGAAGAACAAAAGATACTGGCAAAATTGATGAAGGGCAATGCGCCGAAGCCTGCCACCGGATTGAAGAAGTTTATTCGTGAACAGACTGGACAGGTTTCAGTTAATGAC